GTACGTCAACACTTTGTTCCTGGATGCTTGATGCCGGGGTGACAAACATCTAGCAAATTCGGAGCACGACACCAGTCGCGCAGCGGTCAATTCGGGATAGCTTTCAGCCCCCGCATGAATTCGACAAGCTTGCATACGGCATACGAGTTAGTTAGCTCCTTTTGATGGCCCTACTGGGCTTTTTTCATTTCATCTTAAGGAAATCATCATGTCTAATGTTGTTTATGGGGATCTTTCCCCTCGTACAGCCGCCTATGCAGAAAAAGAATTGCTGAAGCGCGGCCTCCCGTACCTCGTGTTTGAGAAGTTTGGTCAAGCCAAGAGCCTGCCCAGCAACTCTACCAAGGTTATCAAGTTCCGCCGCTTCAATGCGCTGAGCAATACCCCTGTCACTTTGACTGAAGGCGTCACACCCGCAGGTCAAGCCGTGTCTACGACTGACATCACCGCCACTCTGGATCAGTATGGTGGCCTGATTACTGTCTCTGACGTGATCATGGACACCCATGAGGATGACGTGCTCAATGAGTCCGTGACCCTGTTGGGTGAGCAAGCTGCTCAGATGATCGAGAAGATGCGCTTTGGCGTGATCAAGGCTGGCACCAATGTCGTTTACGGCAATGGCACCCTGCGCACCGATGTGAACACAGCCTTCTCTGTGGATGTACAGCGCCGCGCTGTGCGTGCCCTGAAGCGCCAGAATGCACGTCCGATCACCACCATCGTTCGCTCTACTCCGAGCTACGGCACTGAGGCTGTCTCTCCTGGTTTCGTGGGTGTTATTCACCCCGACTTGGAATCGGATATCCGCAAGGCCACCGGTTTCGTGCCTGCTGAAAAGTATGGCTCGATCACTCCTTGGGAAAACGAAGTGGGCAAGATCGATGATGTGCGCTACATCTCGACCACCATCGCTGAACCCTGGGTTGATGCTGGTGGAGCAAAGTTGACGATGTTGTCTACCGGTGGCGTAAAAGCTGACGTGTACCCAATCATCTACCTTGGCCGCGATGCCTACGGGATCATCGCCCTGAAGGGTGCTTTTGCAGTGACCCCGATGGTTGTGAACCCCAAGCCAAGCGACTCTGACCCGATGGCTCAGCGTGGCTCTGTGAGCTGGAAAGGCTATCAGACTTGCGTTCTTTTGAATGACCTCTGGATGGCGAGGGTAGAGGTGGCCGCTACGGCCTAACCGATTACCGCCAAGCGGTAAAGAGCCCTGCAACTCCGCGCTGTGGGGCTTTTTTATTCCTGCGCGGGAATCAACTTTTCTAAGGAAATATCATGAGCAAAATCTCTGACGTAACCAATCAAGCCATCAAAGACCTGATTGGCAACATGTGCCTGACCAAGATCGCCTTGGCAGCTACTGGTGCAGCCGCTACTGTGGCAAGCACTGGCACTTTCACATTCACCAATGGTGGCGCAATCTACACCCACGCTGCTTTGGCCGCGCAATCCATCACCGCTACCCATGCGATGAATGGTAAGCTGGCTGTGACTGCTAGCCGCGCATTGCCCACTGGCAAGACTGCCTACTTTACGTTGGGCGTGAATGCTTCCGGTACGGTGTGTGTTTCCCAGGGCGACTACGCAGGTGAAGACCTGAGTCAGTTCTTCATGGGCACAACTGCTGTTGGCACTGGCGCTGTCCCTGACGTACCTGCTGGCTACACGCCTATTGGTGTAATCAAGATCGTGAACACCTCTGTCGGCAATTTCATTGCTGGCACAACCCTGTTGGACGTTGCCGGTATCACCGACACCTACACAGACGTGTGTGTTTTGCCTGCTGCATTGGCATAAACGAGCCAATCCCTAAAGCCCCTGAGCCTAACCGCCAGGGGCTTTTTCTTTGGACCTTCGGGTCTGTTTTTATTTGAGGTAACCAAATGACTGATTCACAAGTTAGCACCATTGATGATCCTGTTGAAACCAAGAAGCCGCGCAAAGCTGCTGTGGCCGAAGTCGCCAAAGGCAAGAGCAATGTCGAGGGCTTGTCTGGAAAGATGGAGATCATCACCATTCACTCTGAGCGCGGCGAGGGTGGCGGAGATGCGGTGCCTGTTGGCCTGAATGGCTATCTGTACCAGATCCCACGCGATGAGCCTTTTGAGGTTCCAACTGAAGTTGCTCACATCCTGCGCAATGCAGTGACGACAACTATCAGGCCCGGGGCCAACGGTGTTAACACCGAGCGCTCTATGCCACGTCACGCCTTCTCTGCTGTACCAGCATGAAGCTAGAAGCGTTTTACCCGCATGTTCTGCCAGAGGTGCCGGGTTGCCCGGACCCCTTGCTCAATTCAAGGCTGATCGCCTCTGCCGCAGAGTTTTGCCGTGAAACGCTTTCTTGGAATGAAGTGCAAGACCCCATTGTGCTGGCGGACGGCGTCTCTGACTATGAGCTGGAGACTCCGACCGGCGCTTACGTTGAGTCTGTTCTCAGTGTGACGATTGGGTCCAGAAAGCTGATACCTGCTGCCGAAGGGTTTGTAGGGACAAGCACAAGCGTTGAGCCGGTTTACTACAACACATCAGACTACGGTGTGCTGCGTGTTTACCCAACGCCTCAAAGCCCAGTGTCATCCATGCTGGTGACCGTGGCCTACACGCCATCGATTGATGCAACGAGCTTGCCAGACTTTATGAAGCGTTTCGTTGACACGATCTCGGCAGGGGCCAAGGCTCAGCTGCTCATGATGACTGCCTGGGTAAATCCCCAGATGGCAAGCTACTACCGAGCACAGTTCATGGATGGCATTAACCGGGCGCGAATCCAAGACGCCCACGGTGGTGTCGTTGGTCCACTGCGAGTGAAACCTCGCGCATTTGGGTTCTGATATGACGACCACTGTTGCCTCCATCATCACTGAAGTTCAGACCATCCTGCAAGACGATGGGACTCGCTGGCCTACCACCGAGCTGCTGTCATACCTGAATGATGGGCAGCGGGAAATTGCCACCATTCGTCCAGATCTGTTTGTTGTAACACAGGCTATCCCATTGGTGGCTGGTGTAAAGCAAACCATCCCTGACGCATGCATCAACCTGATTGAGTTCACACGCAATACAGACGGCGCTGCCATTCGCCAAACAGACCGCACGATGCTGGATCTGACTGAGCCAGGATGGTATTCAAAGACGCCCTCTAAGACGATCAAGCACTTCTGCTATGACCCTCGCGAGCCAGATGCTTTCTACGTCTATCCACCGGCTGCTGTTGGAGCAAGCGTGGATGCCGTGATGTCAAAGATGCCAGATGACGCCATTACAAACATCAACTGCAAAGATACCTGCAAGAACCCATTGATTCACTTCATCCTGTTCCGCGCCTATCAAAAGGATGCTGAATTTAGTGGTAACGCAGCACTCAGTGCTGGACATTACCAGCTGTTCAAGGACACGCTGTCACAAGACGCTGCTGTAGGGCCGTCGCTTAACCCAACCCCAACTAACTGATTTTCTAGGAGCACATCATGGCTGGTTTTTCTAATCATTTGGCAAACGCCATCATCAATACAACCTTGCGCGGGGCTACGTTCCCAGCAATTGGCACATGTTATTTCGCCTTGTTCAAGTCTGATCCAGGTGATGGCTTTAGTTCTGCCGCTGAACTTAATAACGATGGCCTAGCACCCTGGTATGTCAGAAAGCCAATAGGCAACTTTGAAGTTCCAACTGCTGGAACAACTTTCAATACAACGCGAGTTGAATTCCCTGCTGTGACATCCGCCCCGGCAACTGTGACGCATGTCGGCATTGTTGAGGGTTCAGGACCATCAGACAGTGGTGCTAAGTTGTTGTACAGCGAAGCTCTTCCAGCTTTTCGCACACTGTTGATCAACGATGTGTTTGTCATTGACAGCGCCGCATTATCTGGCGACTTCACACTCACATTGCTGTAAGCCATGCTGAACGCCAGCGCTCTCAATGGTAGCTCCATCAATGGATCAACCATAGACTCTGAGATTCGCAGCCAAGTTACATGCAGTTGCTATGCAATGGCAGTTTCTTTGGCGCGTGTCAAGATGTTGGGAGTGGTAAGCACAGCATCATCAGCCATCATTACTGGCGCTGTTGGACGTGTGATGGTTCGCAATCTTGTTGGCATGCAGGCTGCTGCCACAGGGAACATCACGGGCCGAGTATTGATTCGTTCTATAGTATCGATGACGGCATCGGTGTACACATCCATCACGGTATTCTTTGTTCGCGCGGTTGTCCAGGCAGTGGCTCGCGCAATGTCTAGTGTGACGGCTCGCGTGCATATCAACCCTATAGTGAACTCTGTGGCATCTGCTGCCGCCACTGTCATTGGACGATCACTACGGAGAGCTATTTTTACATCAGTTGATCGTGCATCTATCGGGTTACACGTCACTGTATGGGAGAGGGACTACTGGAGAGATCCAGTGAGATTGATTGCTTCAGCATCAGCCTCTGTGAAGTATCACCTAGCAACACTGCTAAAGGCTCACTCTACTCCTGCTGCTGGCGTGGTAGCTAAATCTCTTGTGCTTGTACGAGCACCAGTGTCTGCGACAGCTCAGGCCACAGCAGCACTCGATTACGCAATCTTCAAACGGATTCCTTGGGACGAGCCAGCACCGCAAGATCGCGTGTTCATGGTCAGTCCGGGAATCTTTACCTTTATTGTGAGATGACATGAGTATTGTTGGAACCGTCAAACATCAACCCAATGATGTGCAAGATTACGACATCGACTACAGCGAATGGTTTCCTGTTGACGATGTCATTACAGAGGCCGTGATTGGCTGCACGCCACCAATGGTCATGCTGCCTAGCTATGCCATTGGTCCAGCCAATGTCGTCAAAGTGTGGGTGTACGCAGGAGGCGTAGATGGCATCACACACAAAATCACAGTTCGAGCCATAACCAGCGATGGTCGTGAAAAAGAAGCAGAGCTTCGCGTCAAGATTAAGGAAGTGTAATGTCACAACTATTTCTAAACAACTTCGCGAGCACTTTTGTCGCAGACGTTTTAGCAATCCAGACAACAGGAACTCCAGCCACTGAGCTTGGGTACGGTATCTTGCAACTTTCAGATGGTGCCTCAGGATCTCTAATAAATCCAGGCGCAGGAAATTACTACATTCTGACAGCGTATAAGCGTATCGGATCTCTAGAATTCAACTATGAGGTCATCAAAGTTACCTCGGTAGACAACTCGACACCTGGAGAGTGCCGCATCACGGTTCTGCGAGCCCAAGAAGGAACAAATGCCAAGGCGTATGTTGCTGGAGACAATGTCAGTCTTCGCTGGACCAAAGGTGGGGCAGAGAACTCGGTTCAGCGCGATGCTACTGAGACGCTGACCAACAAGACTTTAACCAACCCCAGCTACAGCGGCACCACAGCTAACGGCGGCACGGTAACGACCATCGACATCAACGGTGGCACGATAGACGGCACAGTGATTGGTGGCACAACGAAAGCAGCCGGAGGGTTCACAGACCTGACAGTCACAGGCAACACCACCCTAGGTGACTCTGCTGCGGATACTGTGACGATACCCGGCCCTCTCTCAGTAGGCTCTCTCAACGGCGGCCCACTGGCGGGATTCAGGAATCGGATTATTAATGGCTGTATGCGGGTGGCACAACGTGGAATGGTTAGTATTTTGTCTAACTATCAATCTT